CGTATGGGTCGCGGGCTGGTTCGCTGGACGGTGGCTGTGCGCGGTGCGGCTGCCGGAAGCTGCACTGCAGGCAGTAGTCCTCGTTCTCGGCGGTATCCAGCGCCAACTGGCCGTCATGGCAGCGGGGGCACGATACGTTCATCATCGGCTAGAGGCCGGGTATCTCGGCCATCTCCAGGCTCTGCAGGCGCTCCTTGCGCGACTGGTCGGTTAGGGCCGTCAGGCTCTTCACCCTTTCCTTGAAGCGGGTCGCTGCCCAGTCCGGCAGCCTCTCAGCGAACGATGTCTCGGCCTTCTCGACATGGCCCAGCAGGGCGTCGAAGAAGGCCCTCACCCCGTCGGGGTCGCTGCCCAGAGAGGCGACACGGGAGGCCACTCTCTCTACGTCATCGGCGGGCAGCACCTGGGAGCGGAAGGGCCGGGGCGGGACTTCGCCCTTAGCCACCCGGACGGCGAAGCGCTTCCAGCGCCGGAGCTCGTCGACCTGTGCCTGCTGGTCCGAATCTTCGGGCGCCTGAAGATTGGCCTGCTTTCCCTCAGCGGCTTCGCCCACCACCTGCACGCTGGTCGGCATGTAGAACCGGTCGCCGCCATCGTAGGGTGCCTTCCCATCCTTGGAGCGCTCCTCGTTGGGCGTGCTGAGGCCCCACTGCACAGCCTTGATGGCGTTGGCGACCTCCGTCTCCTCATCACCGAAGCTCGGCCGACGGAAGCGGAAGAGCCAGTTCTGAATGCCAAGGCCCTTGAGCCAGAGGTTCAGGGTCTCCTCCACCGGTTCCTGGAGGGGCCGCGACTCTTGGCGATACACAATCTCGATCAGTTGCCCGAGGGTGTTCCGGTTTATGTCTTCGACCGCGCCTAGAACGCCGGCCGGCGTACCCACGACGCCGAGGATCTCGTCCCGGTTGAACTTGCGGCCTCTGAGGTACTCCTGATCCCGGCCGAAGGGAGCCCCGAAGGACTGGTAGTTTGCCAGGCCCTTGAAGGCGGGGGCGCGGTTGGCATTCTCGATGCCGCCAGTGAGGGAATCTAGCACCTCCCGGTTCTGGCGCATCGTCTCGTCGTCCGTGTTGACGTCAAAGATGTAGGCTCCTGGCGGGGTACGGTTGTTCTTGAAGGTGTTCCGATTCCATGTCTGAGCGTACAGATCGGTCGTGGCCGCCAGCTCCAACGACTCCAGGTCCGAGACGCCCAGCCGGCCGTCCACGTCCGGGATGTCGAAGCGGATCACCTCGTCCTGCGCGAACATCTGGCGCGAGCCGACCATGATCTGAAGGTAGGCCTCGGCCGGGTTCAGGAACTGCCCGAACCGGTCCACCCTGGGGATGACGTTGCCGAACATGACCTGGAAATCAATGATGTCGTCGAACCCGTTCTTGACGACTTCCCAGTAGACTTCCGACAGCAGCTTCAACCGGGCGAAGGTGACGTAGAACTTCTGCTTGGGGAGCGCCCACTGGCGGATGTTGACTACTTCGCTGATCTCGGGCTCAAAGAGGCGGGTGAGGAACTCCAGCTCCTCATCGGCGGTGCCGTCCTGCTCCTGAGCCGATGGCACGAACTCCCAGCCCTCAGAGACAGCAATGTGGGCGATGCGCCGGATGCCGGCCCGGACCCAGGACTCGCGGCGCCACAGCCCCAGCAGCTCCTCGCGGCGTACGTAGGGGCTGCCGATGCCAGCCGCGGCCCCGCCCAGGCCAGTGAGGCCGCCCATGCCCAGGGCGGGCAGCATGGCGGACTGGATAACCGGCTGGTCCTTCGCGCCCTTCTCTACGGGCCGGTACGTGTCGGGGACCCAGATGGAGAGCTCTGCCACGCTACACCTCCGGCGTCAGCCTAACGCGCCCACAGCGGTTGTCCCTAGGCTCGCGTGGCGCAAGTCCCTTCGCACGGTGTCCCGGCTGAGGTCAAGACGGCGGGCAATCTCGACCGGGGCCACGCCAGAGCGGTACAACCGCATCACTTCTGTTCTCCGATCCACCACTCGCAGGCCCTGGGCACCGCGAGGCAGGTCATACCGGCACGCTGGTAGTGGGCAGGCGACGCAAGAGACAGCCTCCTCGCAGCCGTCCCTCGGCCGTGGCCTCTCCGGGCGCGGCTCGCGATGCCTGGGGGGCATGCTACACCGCCTCTATCCGCCTGCCCCGGCTCTCCAGCCGGCACGCGGCAAGCATTCTAAGACAGTCGGCCCCGTCGTCTGGATTACTCCGGCCCGTGTTGTCCGCCGGCTCCTCAGCGTAGACGCCGGAGCTGATCTGCTTGCGGTGGTACTGGCCCATGTCTCGCCGGAGCCAGCGGCAGCGGGGATGCACCAACAGGCCCCGATGGCCTTGCGCATCTCGGATGAGGCGCCGGACTTCCTTCACGCCGTCGATCACGCCCGTCTTGGTGGGCACGCGGATAGTCACGCCCAGCCGGCCGATGTAGGACTGAAGCTGCTTATCGGTACTTCCGAAATATCCGAGGGATGGCTTGCGGTAAGGCTTGACCTGCCCGGTGAGCTCGGCCTTGCGCCCCTCATCCCAGGTCGTCTCCTGCCAGTACCAGATGCCCGTCTCCCGGCCAGCCGCGTCCAGCTCCCGCTTCTCAGAGAGCCACTTCACCACCTCTTCGTAGAGAGTCATGTTCGTGTAAAGCTCGTTCACCACATGGACATCACCGTTGCTCATCTCCTGCACGGCCAGGACCACCAGCGCATCGGGGGCATATCCGTCATCGCAGCAGATGGCCACCGGCAGCTCGGGGTTGTACTCCGCATCCTCGCTCACGTTGGAGTCCGGGTTGCCCGGGTCGTCAAGCCAGTTCTCGTAGACCAGCCCCTTGTGCGACGCGCTGCGACAGAGGCTCTGGACGATCCAGGTTTCCTCATCTGACTGGAGCCGCCGGTTGATGGCGTCCGACTTCTTGAAGTGGCCTGTGGCCTGACGAACCCGGCCCTGGCAGTCCTCCCACAACAGGCAGTCAGGCGGCTTCAGTTCCACGCCCCGCTTGACCCGCTCGGCGTCCTCGCAGGTCGCGCAAGGCTCCATCACGTCGAACAAACAACCCGTGAAAACCTTGATGCCCCGGCTCTCGGCCTCTGTCAGCAGCCGGTTCATGGGGCCGAAGGACGTTACCTCGGCCGATGCGTAGATGGTTTGGGACGGGTAGTCTCCCGTCGACATGGGCATCCCGACGAACTGCTGGTAGACGTCCCAAGCCATAAGGTCGAACTCGTCAGCCACCGCGACATTGGGGTGCGGCCCCGAGGTGGCTCCTATAGTTCCCGGGAGCACCTCAAGCCGGCTCCCGTTCTTCCAGCGGGTCTCGCTCATGATCGGCTCCTGCACGAGAGCCCGGCGGAAGTGGGGGTCGCGGAAGTAGCCCTTGACGTACCCGTAGTTCAGGTTGGCCTGGCGCTGAATGGCGCCGACGTGCGAGGTCTGGAAGCCATCGTGGTAGTGGTGGTTCAACAGGTGGAGTATGGACAAGTCCCTCGTCTTGCCCGAGCCGCGAGCACCGTGCAAGGCGGCGGCCAGCACCCGGCGGAAGTACACGTCGGCCAGGAATTGGAACGGCGCCGTGTGCTCGGGGCAGACGGCCCGCCAGGCGACGTGGAAGCCCAACACGTACCAGATCCAATACCAGAGCTGCTCGTCTGTCTGGGGCCCGAGTTCCTTCAGGCGCCGCAGCGACGCGACGGCACGCTCGCGCTGATACTGCTCAAGAGCGGTGGTCACTTCACACCCCGCCGCCCATTCACATCCTTGACACGCTGCGTTAACACCTGTTACGCTCCGTTACATGAAACCTGTCTGCCCCGACTGCGGCTGTAGGGATGGCAAGCACAACCGACACTGCCCACGGGGATACAGCACCGATCCACCCAAGGCCGTCAGGGAGCCGCAGAAACGCAGCGTTACAGACAAAGGCCCGCCAGACCCACCAGCGGTAACGGAGAGTAACACTGTCCCCTGCGCCTGTGGCTGCGGGAAGATGGTGAAAGCACGGCCGGTGTACTTCAGTGCGGCCTGTCGGGTACGGGCTGCAAGGAAACGGAAGCAAGCGCCAATAGCCGTCCCCGGTTGAACCTTCACTCCAGCACCCTCGCCTCGCCCTCTATCACGGGCCCGAGCTGCGGCAGCTCCCGGCCGGTCCGCTTCTGGAAGACGGCCGCCACCACCGCGGTGATCTCCTCGTCCGTAGGCTCGCCGAGCGGGGGGGTACCCATGGGCAGGAAGACGCCGAACTGGGCACCGCCGCCTCCTGAGCGCGGATAGATGCCCAGGTCCTGCCCCACCTTCCAGAACATATCCCCGACCCGCAGCAGTGTCTCCACCGCCTTGTCGACGCCGGGCATCGGG